GGCGGCCATCGGCCTTTCCGGCGAGCCCGAGGTCGAGGAAGTCGAGCCGGCGCTCCAGATCCTGGAGCCTACCGTCGTCGCTTCCCTGCGGACCTCCAGCGATCTTCTGAAGGCGATCACCCGCGAGCTGATCGACACGAAGAAGGCCCTGGACGACGCCCTCCTCGAGCGGGATGCGGCCATCGAGGCAACCGAGAAGGTCCTCGCGAACACGGCCGAGATCCTGGCCCGCCTGTCCGCAACCCCCGTAGGTCGTCGCGCCACGGTCCGCCAGGCCACCGAGCAGTTCGAGAGCCTGAAGTCGGTCTACGGCGATGACTTCCTGACCCTCCTCAAGAAAGGTTGACCAGCATGGCAATGTCGCCAGAGCTGGAGGCCCTCCTGAAGGGTGTCCTCGAGACTCAGGAGCAGATCGGTCAGACGCTCCTGAAGATGAACGAGGCCCCCAATGTCGCGACGCCTGAAGTCAAGGGCGTCGAGGATCAGGGCACTCCCGCTCCCACCACCCGCCGCTACATCACCCCGGACGAGCGCATGGAGCTCTCCGAGACCCTCCACACCAAGTCCACCAACAGCATCCTCGAACTCATCACTCGCCAGGCTGCTGCGAAGGACACGGGCATTCCGCTCGACCTCTGGCTGAACACGGCGGGCTTCTCGGCCCAGAACGCGTTCAACCAGTTGAGCGGCCAGCTCGCCCCGGATGTCGCCAAGGCGCTCGACACGGGCGGGGCTGCGGCGCTCATCAGGCAGGACCTCGAGCCGATGCTCTACGAGGTCTTCGTCCGGCAGTTCCCGGCCTACGACCGCTTCCCCAAGGAGCCGGCCAACGGCCTGGTCCACGCCTGGAACCAGATCACGGCATACGGCGATGCCAAGTTCATGGCCGAGCTCGGTACGGTGTCCGACGACACGAGCACCTACGAGCGGAAGACCACGAATGTCGGCATCCTCGCCACCCGCCGGGGCATCAGCCTGAAGTCGCAGTTCGCGGTCATGGCTGGTGGCATGAACTACAACCCCGAGGCCATCGAGCTTCAGGGTGGTCTTCGCGCCATGTCCCACAAGATGCAGAAGCAGATCTTCGGCGGCAACGCTGCGGTCGCTTCCGGCACGGCGGACGACGAGTTCGGCCTGTACGACGCGAATGCCTTCACCGGCCTTCGCCAGCTCCTGACCACGAACGCGCACAGCTTCGACCCGTCCACCTTCGTGTCCGCAACGACCTCCACCTACGCGACGGGCGCGTTCCGCAACCAGGTGGACAAGGCCCTCCTGCACATCACCCAGGCCGGCGGCAACGCCAGCATCATCTGGGGCCATCCGCAGGAGAAGATCACGTTCGACGAGCAGCAGGACACCAACGTCCGGCTGGTCGGCCCGAACTACGTCAACATCGGCGTCGGTGTCACGGCCCAGACGGTCAACACCTACGCCGGCCAGATCCCGTTCGCGACGGTGCCCGGCGACTCCATCGCCTCGTACCACATCGGGCCGACCGAGTACCGCGACCTGTACCTCCTCGACGAGGGCAGCATCACGCTGCCCTACCTCGGGAGCCCGGGCCCCACGGTCCTCGAGATCCCCATCGGCATCAGCGGCCAGTTGACTCACTTGTACATTGTTTTCATGATGAATGGCCTTGCGGTCAAGGTCCTTCCGTGGAGCAACAAGATCCGGGTCAAGGTCTAGGCCACAGCGTGAGAGGGTCGTCCTTCGGGGCGGCCCTCTCGCACGCCCGGAGGGTGCGATGTACCTGACTCCAGCGCGGTTCCGAGAGATGGGCCTCGGCATCGACACCTCCGAGCTCGACGACTCCGAGCTGCTGTCCCTGATCAACCAGGCGACGGCCGTCGTCAACGCCTACTGCAACGTGCCCCGGATCCCGCAGATGCACGACTTCCGGGGCGGCACGATCACGAACGAGACGCACACCTGGCGCTACCCGGTCAACTCTCTCGACATCGGACAGCGCCGCGAGTACCTCTTCCACTGGCCGATCTTGACGATCTCGAACTTCCGCATCTACGTCACGAACACCCAGTACATCGAGATCGCCCCGACCGAGCTGATGATCAACAACACAGAGAAGTATTTCGAGATCGTCAGCTTGGCGATCACGAGCTTTGGCCTGTTCAACGCCCTCATCGTCCCCAACGTCTACCTCGCCTCCCCGCTCGCGAAAACCAGCTACACCTACGGCTGGGACTTCACGGTCACAGACGAGTACCTCTCCTGCACCGACGGCCAGACCTGGCGGGCCCAGAACCAGTTCTGGTTCACGGACACCGGGCGAGAGCCGGTGATCAAGAAGAACGGCGCGGTCCAGTCCAGCGGTTTCACCGTGGACGCCACGGAGGGAACGGTCGTCTTCGACGCCAACCTCCTCGCATCTGACGTCGTGACGGCCTCCTACCACCACAAGCTGCCCACCGACATCCAGTTCGGAACCGGCCACATCGTGGCCTACCTCCACGGCGACGCCGAGCTGCATGCCAGGGGCATGGCTCACCTGACGAAGCTCCGGGTGGCCGAGGTGGAGATGGAGAAGGACCTCCGGCGAGGTGCCTCGCAGAGCCTCATTCAGAACCTCAACTCGCTCGTTCCAGAGGCAGCCCTGCTCCTGGGGGCGTATGCCGCCGACAACCTGACGGTGCGTTGACATGCCACGGCAGGACCGCTTCCTGACCGAGAACCAGATGGCCCGGATGCGGGACCTCGCCATGCTCGGGATGATCACCCCCGTGACCATCGAGCGCCGGGTGGAAGCTCCGATCCCCGTGGGTGGCGATTACGGGGATGACTACCTGGCCTACAACCAGACGACCGAGACGAAGCGTCTCGAGGTCAAGGGCTGGTTCTACTCCACCCCTACCCCGGTCCAACAGGTGGACACGGGACAGATCGTCACGGTCAACACCTACCGCCTCTTCCTCCCCGTCGGGACGGACGTCAAGGCCGGCGACCACGTTCATGTGGCGACGGATCCCATCGACGACTACACGGTCAGCGACACCACGGCCGAGGGATCCTGGTTGCCGCTCCTGACATGCAGTCTGAGGAAGAAGGAGTGATCAGCTTCGAGGCTCTCGGCCAGGCGATCCTCGAGGCGGCCACTGACGCTCTCGGACAGGGAGCGAACGTCGTCGCGGCGCGGGCCAAGAGCCTGGCCCCGGTCCGGCGGCTCTTCTCGGACGGCGGATACAACATCCGCTTCAAGATGGCGAGCGAGATCGAGGCTTCTCGAGGAGCTCGCGACAATGCCTTCCGGGCCGGCGGTCCACCGACAGTGGTCCAGCCCGAGGATCCCCGGACGGCCCGCACGATCACCGGCAAGCGCCCTCCGGTCCATTGGCGCGAGCGCCGCCTGGGGGCTGCGAGTCGCCTCCTGGCCGACTACGACCAGGAGATGTCGCGGCGCAAGGCCGGCTTCCTTGCCCAGCCGACGTTCCTGACGCGGCGGGGCGCATCTGAGGTCCGCACCAAGCGGGCTACCTTTGCCACCTTCCAGCACCTCAATGTCGGGGGCCGGCTGCGCGGAGAGATCCACGCCACGGCGCCGACGCTGGCTGGGAGCCGGGCAGAAGCATGGGTCATCTCACCGACCCGCTACGCGAAGTACCAGGAGTTCGGGACGCGCCACAACGCGGCCCACCCCTTCCTTCGCCCGGCGGCGGCCGAGAGCCGTGGAGAGATCGTCAGCCGGATTGCGGCTGCCGTCACCGAGGCCGCCCGCACCGGCACCGGGAAGGCGGAAATCGAGATCGTGGTGCGGTTGTGAAGGGAAGCGACCGATGACGACTACATCCGTCGCCCCGGTCAAGCGAGCGGTCGTGCAGGCGCTCCGCGCCTCACCCTCCCTTGTGTCCGCCATCAGAGGCGGCATCCACGAGGGGATCGCTCCCCGCAAGGTCCGATACCCGTTCATCGTCTATCAGCTCGTCGCGGCCCCGTATGCGTATGACTGGACCGGCGTGATGATCCAGGCCCTGATCGACGTCTCGGTCTATGCGGAGAACCCCGTCGATGCCAACAACATCGACGCGCTCATCGCCGGGGCCCTCAACGAGGCTGGGCTCAACGTGGATGGGCAGACCAGCCTGCTTTGCCGCCGGGTCGCGGATCTGCCAACGGGGCCAGACATCGACTCCGAGGGAAAGCGCATCTACCAGGTGGGCGGCTCGTATTCGGTCTGGACCGATCAGATCCAATGAGCAAGCTCCACGGCAAGAACGGATCCATCTACATCAACGGCACCAAGGTCACCAACAAGACCGAGTGGGCCCTGAACATGGCTCGTGACTACGCCGACGTCTCCACGTTTCGCGATGCGAACAAGGTGTACGCCGCCGGACTCATGGACATCTCGGGGACCTTCGCGGGTCTGCTGGATGTGGGTGGGGATCTCTCCGTCTCGAGCAATGACGGGGTTGCCTACACGGTGGCCCTGTACGCAGAGGACGGCGTGAGCCTCATCGCCACTGGTCCTGCTTTCGTGGATGCCTCCGTGACGGTCAGCGTTTCCGATGCGGTCCGCGTGACCGGCAACTTCAAGGCTGCCGGGGCGTGGACGATTTCCTGAAGGAGTGAACCATGGCGACAGGAGCCGGCACCAAGCTGCACGGCAAGAACGGTGCCATCTACATCAACGGCAAGAAGGGCACCGGGGTCAAGGTCACGACCAAGACCGAGTGGACCCTCAACCTCTCCCGCGACTACGTCGATGCCACAGTGTTCGGTGAGACGAACAAGACGTACCTCGTGGGCCTCAAGGACATCCAGGGCACCTTCGCGGGTCTTCTGGACGTCTCTGGCGACTACCAGGTCAACGCGGCCTCGAGCGACGCCATTGCCATCTACCTGTACGCGGACGACCGGGGCTCCAGCGAGATCCTGATCGCCCACGGCCCGGGCCTCATGGACGCCTCGATCACCTCGTCCATCTCGGACGCGATCAAGACGACCGGCAACTTCCGCGCCGCCGGGGCGTGGACCGTCTTCTCTGACGGTTCCCTCACCTAATCTCGTAGCATCCACGCTGGAGGCGGCCGAAACATCGGCCCCTCCCGGCTGTCAGCCGCCTCCGGCGTAGGGAGTTCGCGATGGGATACCTGTTCAAGACGATCCGGTCAGGGATTTACAAGCCCGCCGGCAGTGTGGAAATCCCCTTCCTTGGAGCCAAGGTTGGGGAGCTCAGTACCTGGACGCTTCAACGGCGTGGAGATCAAGGTCGGGATGCCGGCCTCTACGATCTTCACGCCGTCTTTTCATTCGTCAGCGATGCTCTCTGGAACGATGACGAGTACGGAAAGGTCATCTTCCTGAACCTGACACCGCACAAGCAATACAGGGTCGAGAACGAGCCCGAAACCCGAACGGTACGGGAGGGTCGGACCCTATTGATCGAAGGGGTAACCATTCATGACACCTCGCGCAGCCAGTCTGACTCCTGATTTCCTCGAGGAAGAGATCACCGTTCGTGGCATGACCTTCCGCCTCCGCGAGCTCTCCATCGGTGACTACGACGAGCTCGTGAAGAAGGCGACTACGAAGGTCGCAAACCCGCTCACCGGCCAGGACGACGAGTCCATCGACAACTCCCTCCTCCTGAAGTTCATGGTCCTGCGCTGCTCGGTCGATCCGAAGCTCACCCCCGAGTCGCTCGCCGGCCTCCCCATGCGGGTGGTCCTGAAGCTGAACCAGACCGTGAACCGGATGCACTACGGCGACGAGCCGGAGACCGAGAAGAAGGCTGACGACGCGGCCGAGGAGACCCCCAAGGGAAACGTCTGACCACTCGTGACCTCATCTTCCGTATCGCCAGGGCATACGGGAAATGGCCTCACGAGGTAGCGGCACTCCCTTTTCATCTCTACCTCGCCTTGCGCGAGGACTGGATCGCATCGAACACAGTCGCCGCAGAGGGCGACAAGCTCGCAAGCGTCGAAGACGTAGTCGAGTTCAACGCTGAGGCTTTCACTGGAGAGTCGGTGTAGCGCCCGGGAGAGATCCCCATGCCAGGTGAGACGGGCGAAGTCAGCAGTATTGGCGTAAAGCTGACCCTCGATGCCGGGGGGTTCATGGGTGGCATGAAGGCCGCCCAGGGTTCCCTCAATACGTTCCAGCAGCAGGCAGCGAAGGCCGGGTCCGGCGCTAGCCAGCTCAAGGCCGGGGGCGGAAAGCAAACCGCCTCCGGGCCTTCGTCTGCCCAGAACCTGGCGGGTGTCAACGTCTCCCTGGCTCTTTCGGACTCCCAGCTCGCCCAGCTCCGCAAGCGGATCCAGGGCGCCCTCCAGAACATCCCGATCACCGTCACCACCGCTGCTGCCAAGTCGGCCAGGGCCGAGGCTCAGTCCGTCGTTGCGGCAGTCAGCACGCCGGCCATCGGGACCAGGACCGGAGCTGCCCACGCCGTTGATCGGGCCGTCCGCCAGAACCTCCCCCAGAAGGCCCACGGCGGCCCCGTGCAGGCTGGGCGTGCCGTCATCGTTGGCGAGCGCCGTCCCGAGGTCTTCATCCCTCGCAGCCACGGCCGCATTGAGCCGGACGCCGAGCGGTTCTACCGCGCCCAGGAGCAGTTTCGTCGCCGCGAAGCAGAGCTCGCCGCTGTCAGCTACCAGCAGCAGCGACGCCACGAGACCGATCTGCGGCGAATGGAGCTCGAGTCAGCCAAGATCGCCGGCTCTGCCAACATCCACGGCACTGTTGGAAGTGGGCCGTGGCACTACCAGGGTGGAGGTCCTGTCGAAGGCCCCCTGGCTCGACGTCTTCGCGAAGGTGCGTACCGGCCTTCCCTCCCTCCTCCCGTCGAGCAGCCCCAGCCGACCTTCGAGCCGGAATGGATGCGCCGCGCACGCGAGCAGCGTCTTCCGCCCAAGGTCTTCCGTGCCCAGGGAGGACCCGCCAAGAAGGGTGGCCTGCCGCGTGGCTACCGCCTCGAGTTCTACAGTCGAGATGATCAGGGCGAAGCTGTCCACGACGTATATCGCCTCGAGCGCCCCGGTGGCTACTACACCCCGGTCAAGAAGCCGATCCTCAAGGGCCCCAGCAGCGCGGCGGGCATCGTTGCTGTCATCACGAAGGGCGCCAAGGTCGTAGGGACCTACCCCCTCAGCTTTGACCCTGCGAGCGAGGCACAGGGCGTCTCCACGCCATACGGCAGCTATCACCCTGACTACTCCTTCACGGACATCGAGCATCGGCGCAAGGGCCTTGCGACGGCTGCCTATGTCAAGGCCGAGAGGTTCACGGGGCGACCTGTCGCCCCGTCCAGCGTCCAACTTCCCTCTGGCAGGGCGTACTGGGCACGGGAGAGTCGGCCCGCCGGGGAAGAACGACCATTTGGGAAGGCGTGGGGCAAGCGATCTATTACTCAGGGCGAACGCGATGCGC